GGGGTCGCTGCCTGTCCGGGGGTCGCCTGGTACCAGGGGTCGTGTTGTGCATGTCGTTGATTATAAAGGAGAAACACATGGGAATCTTGCAGAGGGTCGTGGGTCGTTTGCATCATTACGCTTTTTGGTTGTGGGTCGGAATCGTATGCTTTATAATGTCTGCTCCACTAATTGCTTGGGGGATTTATGAATATATTTATGCTTGATAGTGCTGTTACATCATGTGCTGAGTATCACTGTGATAAACATGTGGTTAAGATGATGGTCGAGTACGCTCAATTGTTATCGACAGCACATAGGGTCGTTGATGATTTACCGGATGACAATGCAGATTTTTATAAGGTTGCACATAAGAATCATCCGAGTGCTGTTTGGGTACGTGAAAGTCTATACAACTACACATGGTTACATTTTCTGTGGGTCGAGCTATCTAAGGAATACACTAAAAGATATGCCAAGGAACATACGTCTTACACTAAACTTAAAGACGTACTTTCTACACCACCCAAAAATATTCCAGTGGTTGCCATGACTCCACTACCACAGTGTATGCCGGATGAATACAAAAACGAATCACCAGTAGTAGCATACAGAGATTATTATTATGGTGAGAAAAAAGATTTTGCTACGTGGAAAACACGTATGCCAGAGTGGTTTAACCAGCGTAGAAACAAGGAGATAGATAGGGGTATCGTTAAAACTATTAGACATGGGGAATAAGGAATGAAAAAAATGGGCTGGAAAGAAGTGTATTTTCAAAGTAAAATACCTATGTTAGACTTAACTATTTTTATTTTTGCCTTACTCATTGCTACAGTGATTATAGCAGGGGTAATAGGTGGTATTACAGGTGTGATTTTAACCAATTTATAAAGGAGCAGTTATGAAATTACTATTAAATTTAAGTACAACTATTTTAATGAGTGCTTTATTGGGAATCCTTGTGGCTGAGTATGTCGAGCCTGTTATATGTAGCATTGTGATTATTCCCATAGTGTTATGTCTAAGAGTGTTAACCATGTACAAGTATGACCGAGCATCGCTACTCTAAGATTACTCTATAGTATACTCAGTAACCCTGCCCCTTAGTCCAAATAGGGGGTCTAATTATAAAGGATTGTTATGTTTAAGGAAAAGCTAGAACCATTAACAAAAGTTACTGCTGATGACCTAGTGAGACAAACTGCATTGGAACAAGAGATGCGAGAGCTAGGGATACACCGCTTTCATAAGCGTGTAGGAGAACATAAGGAGCGTAAAGAGGAGAGTTTTACCAACTACGGTAAGACTCTACTCTCCAACATTTTTAAGAGCAACAAGGGAACATCTATGCCAGAGGGTCTTACCCAGTTCATAGAGACTAGCTCCAAGAATGTCGGGGTCGTTCCTGTGAGTGCTAAATTGTTAGCTACGATTGATGCTGAGACAGCTTGTCTAATCGCAGCCAAAACGATTATCAATTCAATCACAATCAATAGACACTTAACCAGTACAGCTATCCAGATTGGTAAGAACATTGAGACAGAGTGCTGGCTACGTCACTTTGAGGGAGAGAATCCTGAATTGTACGAGGTCGTCAAAAAAGACTTGGATAGACGGGCGTTTGGCTACAGCTACAAGCGTAGAAAAATGCGTGAGTCTGCTGTGAGGGACGGCATAGATGTACCTACGTGGACACGCACTGAGAAAGTACATATTGGCTATAAGATGATTGAATTGTTTATAGTGCATACGGGGTTGTGTACCATTGATGAAAAGACAGTTAAAAACCAGACTCAGAAGATGCTGGTGGCAACTGAAAAGACTCTGGAATGGATAAATAACCGCAATGATTTTATGGAGATTCTAGCACCAGAATACTATCCAACAATCGTGCGTCCTAAACCTTGGGAGTATGGTAAGGTTACTGGTGGTGGTTACTATACCGACCACATCAAACCACTACAGCTAGTCAAGTATCGAAACAAGCAACATTTAAAAGACTTAGAGTTAGCACACATGCCAAAGGTAATTGACGCATTGAACGCTATGCAGGACACACCATACAAAATAAACCAGTATATTTATGGTATCCTGACACACGCCAAAGAAGCCTCGCTATCACTAGGTAACTTACCACAGGCAGAGCTATTGCCACTCCCATTAAAACCACATGACATAGCTACGAATGCCGAGGCTAGAAAAAAGTATCGTAAAGAAGCTGTCAAGGTACACACTGAAAACGCTAGGCTCAAGAGTAAGCGATTGCATTTTGCTATGGTCATGCGGATTGCCAAAAGATTTAGAAATGAGTCTAAGATATTTTTTCCGCACACGCTGGATTTTAGAGGTAGAGCTTACCATGTCCCTAATTATCTCAATGGTCAATCAGTGGATTATGCAAAGAGCTTGCTGATGTTTGCCAAAGGTAAGGCAATCACCAAGAAAAACAACGGGGCTTTCTGGCTGGCTGTGCAGGGAGCTAATTTGTTTGGCTATGATAAAGAGTCCTACGATGAGAGAGTTGCTTGGGTCAATGAAAATTGCGATAACTTTTTGGAGATAGCCAAAGACCCATACACGCACCAAGTTTGGGTTGATGCTGACAAGCCTTTTCAGTTCTTGGCATGGTGCAAGGAGTGGTCAGAGTTTCAAGAGCAGGGCTTTGGGTACGTGTCGCACTTAATATGCTCTATGGATGGCTCTTGTAACGGCATACAGCACTATGCAGCAATTCTAAAGGATGAGGTGGCATCTAAGGCTGTTAACCTAGTACAAACCAAGGAAACACCAGAGGATGTCTATCAGGTGGTGTGTGACAAAGTTATTAACACGTTGAAGAAACTTAGTGAGCTACAAAATGTTGATGATACGATGGCTAAACTGTGGTTGGAGTACGGGGTCAAACGGTCAACAACTAAGCGTACCATTATGACTCTGCCCTACGGTAGCACAAGATATAGCTGTACCGATTTTGTGCAAGAGGACATCACCAAACGTACCGACAAGGGTGAGAAAAATATCTTTGGTGACAGAGAGTTCCAAGCCTCATCCTACTTGGCGAGAATCATATGGGATTCTATAGGTGAGATTATTAATTCTGCCAGAGTGGGTATGGATTTTCTACAGAAGTCAGCTAGGGTCATGGCTAAAAACAATCTGCCTATCAGGTGGGTAGCTCCCAGTGGGTTTCCTGTCATCCAAGCCTATCCAGAGTTCAAGTCTAAGAGGGTCAAGACTAAGCTATTTGGTGAGGTCATAAAGCCACGTATAAATGAGGAAACAGAGAAACTAGCAGTCTTGAAAGCTGGAAATTCTCTACCGCCTAACTTTATACATAGCCAAGATTCAGCACATTTAATGCTTACTGTTGGACATGCTCTTTACAATGGTGTACAATCTTTTTGTAACGTCCATGATTCATTCGGCACTGTGGCTGGTGATTGTGAACAGTTATCAAAGAGTATCAGAGAAACATTTGTAGACATGTATAAAGATAGCCACTATCTCAAGGACTTTCGAGCATCGCTTGAACCTGTGCTGGATGAGAAAGCAAGGAAGAAGTTGCCGGATGTCCCGGATAGGGGCGATTTAGACTTGGACAAAGTATTAGATAGCGAGTTCTTTTTTAATTAGTACCCGTTATTGGACAAGGGCAACAGATACCAATTTTAGAAAAGGAAATTTATGGCTTCAAAATATCAAACTTTTACAACCCCTACGGGGATAGCCCAATACCCTTATCTATCTGAGCCAGATACAAAATTCTCAGAGGAAGGGGATTACAAGGTCAACATTATTCTTCCTAAAGAAAAGGCAGACCCAATCATCAAACAGATTGATGAGGTAGTATCCGCTAACATTGCTGAAATCAAGAAGTCTAAGAGCAAAGTTAAGGAAGCTAACCTGCCCTATTTTAATGAAGAAGTTGAGGGCAAAGAAACAGGCAATGTCATTATCAAGTTCAAATCTAAGGGGGCATACAAGCCAGCCATTTTTGACAGTAAAGGAAAACCAATGCTTCAGTCTAATATTTGGGCTGGCTCTGAGTTGAAGGTAAACGCAGCCATAGCACCGTTTTACACAGCTATGGTGGGAGCAGGAGTATCTTTAAGACTGAGGGCTGTACAGGTCATCCAGTATGTAGAGGGTGGTGCAGGTGCAGGTCGTTTTGGTTTTGAAGAAGAAGCAGGTTTTACCCAAGAAAGTGACAAAACAGATGAACCATTGGCAACGAATACAGAGGAAGACGAGGACTTCTAAGTATCGTAGTGGTCTGGAAGCGTCAGTTGCACAACAGCTAGATTCTCTAAAAGTTAGCTACGATTATGAGAAACTGGTACTTAATTACACCCGTCCTGCAAAGGCACATAAGTATACTCCCGACTTTGTGCTGAACAATGGGGTAATTGTGGAGTGCAAAGGACGTTTCCTGACTGCCGACAGACAGAAGATGATTTTAGTAAAGCAACAAAACCCGTTAGCCGATATTAGATTTGTATTTTCTAATGCACAAACAAGAATATCCAAGTTGTCAAAGACAACATATGCAATGTGGTGCGACAGAAACGAATTTATGTGGGCTGATAAATTTATACCTGATGATTGGATAACATAATGATTAAATTTTTATTAATACTATTAGTTGTACTTGTATCTCCCTTTAGTGTTGCAGGTGATGATTTCAAAACATCTGAACACAATTTTAATTTTCAAGGGGATAAGCTAGGCTTGAAGGTTAGGTC